AGAGAGGCCTCTTGAGCCTTTGGATTTTTATAGAGCTGTTACCGGAGACCCTATGAATACCTCTATGAATCCTAGGGACAACGACAAATCGGTGGGTTATACGTTAGGGAGACTGGGTGTGACTAAGAAGAATGCTTTTATTAGGAACGGTGAATCTTATGATGTACATCCCCAGGTTTTGGCCGAGTACCAGAGATTGAAAGATATTCTGTGTGACTTGGAACAGCCTCTTCCGTTGTGGGTCGCCTCTGCCACGATTAAGGATGAGGTTTATCCTAGGGCCAAGGCGGAAGCGAGTAAGGGACGTTATTTTTACGTTTGTGATTTAGCGCTCAACCTGGTCGGTCGCGAATTTCTCCTGCCAATACTGGCTTATTTGAATGAGTACCCTTTGGAGACTGGTTGCGTGGTCCAGTTGAATGCGGGTAGTAAGGCTTGGACTACGCTGTATAAGCATCTAACAACTTTTGGAGAAGAGTCGTTCGATGCGGACGATAAGGCGATGGATATGAAGCATAAGTCTTTCATGCTGGCCTATGCCGAGGCTATGTATGAGTTGGCTAGGAAGCTTGGCTACAGCGAGAGGGATGCTTGTGTGGTTAGACGTTGGTGCCAGACAGCAAGTAGATACGTCTTGTACATGCGGGGCGGTTTTTACTTGTGCAACACGGGCCTTTGTAGCGGGAGGATGGACACGATTTTTGTTAATTGTATTATCCAAGCTATTAGGTTGAGGTACGTTTTCCTTATTAGGGGTTGCCCGAGGCCGTTTGGAGAACATGTGAGGTACTCCAACACTGGGGATGATAACGTGACCAATAGTTGTAAAAGTTTGGGATTTGATGGCCAAGCTTATGCGGCTGAGTGCTCTAAGCTTGGCTATGAGGTCACGTCAGGAGATAAGCAAGCTGCCAGGATGTATAGGCGGATAGATGAATTGGACTACCTTAAGAGGGCGTTCCGGGTTTCTGAAGACGGGAACGTCTACGCCCCCCTCAATAAGCAGTCCATCTGGAAATCTTTAGCCTATTGTTCAGGTATCGGCCTCGCTGAAGAGGATGCGCGGAATCGAGGAGCTGCCATTTCCGCAGTTCGTGAGGGGTTCCTGCATGGTCCTCAGTTTTTTGAAGAACTCAAGTCTAGGTTGGAAGTTTTGTTGCCCTTGGTGACTTTTCCCTCTTTTGACCAGTTGGCTTTTGAGTACGAGATGGATGTTTTCCAGACTTGGGAGACTACCCAGCAATGTGGAGATATAGGAGAACCACGTTGGTCTAGACCCAGACCACCTAGAATACAGCAGTTGATAGATGAAGCGCAGTTCGTAGAGGACAGGTGGGTCGATTTTAATCGACCCCTGACCGCTAGTCCTGAAGCTTCCCCAGGTCCCTTTTGGAGAGAGCTGGGGACGCTGTGCAAGGCTGCCTTTTTAGTGTTTGGGTTGTTCCTTCTCTTTGGAGTTGTAGAACTACTTTACCCGGACCACCAAGTCCTTAAACTGGTAGTGGCTTCTAGCCATGCCCTAGTTGACGTGATCATTCCTGGTTGGGCGAACCAGGAAAAGCTGTCGACTAGTAGAGTGCTCACGAGTGCCAGCCCAACCAACTTTACCTACGCGAATAATGGGTCTGTAGGTAACTTTATTTCCCCCATCACTGAAGTCAATGACAATAAACATGCTGAGGTACGCAGCGATAACGTACCAATTATGGCCACTGGGACCGTGACAGACACAGTTCAAGAATATGTGGTCCCTGCCATGCGTGATCTTCGATTTCACACTCCAAAAGTAGGCTTGGAAGAGTTTTTCTCTCGTCCCAGGCTCATTTATGATGGTGATATTAAAACTTTTACCATGGGAACTCTGTTTGGAGCTTGGCACTCCATCACAGAGGTTGCAGGCTTTTTGAACGCCTGGCAGTTGTTTCGAGGTGACCCCACTGTAGATATTCAATTTACAGGAAGTTCTCGTGCTCTCGGCCTTCTTCGATTTTCCTTTGAGCCTTCTTATCTGACAACCAATTACAATTACAACGTTCTCCAGAGAAACACCGCTGGGGCGGGAAAGCATTCGACAACTTCCCAATTGCCACATCTGGATTTGGATGCTTCTCTTTCTCATAAGCTGTCGATTGATTTGAAGTATCCCCACCCGAGGAAGTTCCTCAACATTTCATCAGAAGTCGATTGGAAGATGTATCTCGATGTCATTAATCCCATTTTAGACGCCGGAGGAGGTACGGCTCCCATTCTTAGCGTTCAAGTCTTCATTAGATATAAGAACGTTGAGCTGGACAGGTTGGTACAGCAGGCAGGTGATGAATTCACGGATGGTGGCTTTATTAGTCGAGCCTTAGGGTATGCTAGAGCCGTTGTTGGAGCTCTCCCTGTGCCGTGGTCTGCTCCGGTTCACCTAGCTTTAGGCGGAGCTAGG